ATATGTTTTTGGCAATAAGCCCTTCAAAACAAGCAATCATGTAAATATGCGTACCACTTGGTCTGGTCAAACACAAGTTGAATTTTCACAACAGTCAATGCAAGAATCTGTTGAAGGCATGGGAGGTGAGTGGTAGATGGCTTGGGATTTTGGAGCAGAAATAAGTGCCTTAAGTGGATTTAATGCAGATTATAATGTTGACATTTCTACTGGAGAAACATATAGGGCTCATGCTAATCAATGGCTTACTGAAGGAGCAAAGGAAATAATAAATCAACTTCCTTCTAATCTAAAAGAAAAATGTATGACGGAAACTACATTAAATAATTCTTCTCCAACTATGGATTTAGATGGAGTTGGAAAGATTTTATATGTTTCACGTCTTTCTGCTAATTCTGGAGGATATAGGGTTTCGTGTAGAGAAGTGCCATCAATACATGCAGGGCTAACATCAGATTCATCAAATTTACTCTATTATGGAACAGTTACTGACCCTGTTTATTGGATTCAAAGTACAAGTGATGCTGCAATATTGAATGTATATCCTACTCCTGAAGCAACACAAACTGCAAGAGTGTATCATATTGGATATCCAACAGTAACTTATGATAATATAATTATTCCAAACTTTCCAGATGAAGCTGAACATTTTGTAGTATTATATGCAGCAATCAAGGCAACTGAATATATGATGCTATCAGAGGAAGACCAAGAAGTATATGCCCCACAACTTGCAACATTAAAACAAGATTATGTACAAGGGCTTGCAACTCTTAAGGGAGGGCAACAAGGATGAAAGTAAAAGAATTAATTCAACAAGTTGAGCATTTAATGGGTCGTCAACCTGAAGGTTATATGGTTCGTTTAATAAATGATGGCTTGCTTGATATAGCTTCAAAGAAAAAAGAATATACTGTATCGGCAGTAACAGCCTTAGAAAAGAATAAAAGATGGTATACACTTGACGAGCAAGTTATTGATATTACAAAAGTAGAAGTATTGGATACAAATAGTCGCTATGTAATGATACCAAAATTGGCAGATTCACATAGATTATTACGTGAGGATACTGATATAACTGATGATGTATTAACAAGTAGTTAGGAGTAATATGGCAAAAAGAACATATCCAAATGATTATTTTGCATGGTATAATGATGATAAACGTGTTGCAATTCTTTGTGAAGATGCTGGTGGTTCATATTGTACATTAAGTGCTTATAGTAATAAATCAGATTGTGAATCTAATGGTGGAACGTGGGTTGTTGCTGGTACGTCAACAAATGAACTTTATGATTCTTATCAAGGAGCTGATGTAACAAATGGCTTAAGAATTACATATCATTCAAAATATGAAGCTATAGCTGTTGATGGGGACTCTCCTAATTATACTGGAGAAATGAGTACTACTCATGGACTTGATACTGGAATGCAAAATGCATTATTATGTTATGTAAAAGCAAGATTATATGAAGACCAAGGAGATATGCAAAAAGCTCAATATTTTAGACAAATGTATGAAAAATCTATTAAACAATATCCATCACGTAAATCAGGTGTACGGCAATTATCTGTGCCAAGGTTATAGGAGAATATATAAATGAGTTCAACAGTAACAAGTTGGTCACCAGATGACAATACAAAAGCAAGTGAAACAACTTCAACAGCATTAAATAATGCTACATTGAGTGGTACTCTTGCTGTGACAGGAGTTATAAGTCCTACTACACATATTGATATGCCTGATAGTGCTAATATAAAATTAGGAACTGGGGATGATTTACAATTATATCATGATGGGTCTAATTCATATATAACAAATTCAACAGGGGCGTTAAAACTTGCTACAGAATCAAGTGGTATTGCAATCACAATTGGGCATACAACATCTGAGGTTACTATTGGAGAGAATCTTACTGTTACAGGAGCTACTACATTGAGTGGAGGCGTAACTGGGAATGTAACTGGGAATGTAACTGGGAATTTAACAGGCAATGTAACAGGGTCTAACTGGACTGGTACTTTAAATATAAGTGGTGCTACCACTGTAACGGCTAATCTATCATCAATGTACTCAAATTCAGGGGGAGCGGTTTCAATACTTACATGGAATACGTCTTCGGATGATGATAGTGATGCTGCTGTCGGGGTGGTTACAAATAGTAATAATGCCGATGTATATTGCTCATTTATTCACTCAATCGAAGACGACCCTGATGAGCGATGGTCTTTAGGTGTTGATGGTAGTTCTGATACATTCAAATTGTCTTATGCTGCGACTAATGATACTGTTACTCCATCGGCAAGTGCTAGTTATGATTTAATGAATATTACTAAAGCGGGAGTGGTAACTATACCAGGCAAAGTTGTTGCAAAGACATACAAGCCTGAAACTTTCTTTGCTTATAATCTGGCTGCTTCTAGTGCTTTATCTAGTGGTACTGAATACTATATGCCTGTTGGCGGTAACCCGTTTGATTTTTCAACTGTCACCCTTGGGATTGAACCAATATCTAGCTTAGTACAAACAGCTATGTGTGATTTTGCAATAGAAAGAATTGCTACAAATATCTATTACGGACAAGCTAATGTAACTTCTATTGAGATAAGATTAAAAAAATATGATGGAAGTGGGGATTTAGATGATAAAGCTCAATGGGGCACAGTTGGGACTGTAGCTACAATATATAATTCATCTACTTTAAATGCTGATACAAGAGTAGTACAAACTCCATCAGACTGGGTTATTGAAAAAAATGAAATATGGGGACTTACATTAGAATATACCCTTTCATCAGGAACTGTTACTAATGTGCAAATGAGCGGAGGCATATTAATGTTGCAGGACTGGAATGATATCATAGCAAATACATAGGAGACTTAAATGTCTAAAAAAGATATAAAATACAAAGAATTGAAGAAAGAAACAGAGAAGCCCACAGTTGAATCATCAATTGAAGCATTGACAACACAATTGAAGGATTATCGTGAAAAGGCTGAATATTTTAGAACAATGACTCTCAAAGCAGAAGGTGCTTTGGAAGTATTAAATCAATTGAAGGCTGATGATGGAGAGTCTTAAAGATTCGCTCATTACAGTAGGTCAGGGAGGTGGTGCAATAGCATTGAGCTTATGGACTGCATTACCTGATATAGTTAGACTTGGAATTTTAGTTGCAACATTTATACATATTATGATTAAGATTGACAAGGAATTAAAATAATGCACTCATGCTCTGTCAAGAGCTTAAAGCATAACTCACAAGGAGAATAAACATGGCATCAAGTTTACATAAATACACAGTAGTAGAGGCTCAAAATGCCTCAATGGGTCAAGCAGGAGCAAAATTTATAAGCGACCAAGCAGTACATACAGGAACATTTGTAGCAATACAATGCCTTGAGGATACTGTATTTAATGCATTAACCCCAGATGATACAACTAATGGTTATGGTGTTGGCTCATATAATGGGAATACAATGGCTAGTGAGACTATCTCAGCAGGCACTACTATATATGGAAGATGGACTACTATTGACTTGACTTCTGGCTTAGTTATAGCCTATATAGGTTAATTATGGCTTTAGGATTAGGAGCTTCATTAAGCACAGTAAGAAATGTATCTACACCACCCATAGTAACTGATGGTCTAGTACTCAAGCAAAACTTTGACACAGGAGGAGTTACACCTATAAGTGATGGTGCAGCTTATTTTGATGGGTCTGATGATTATGTGGACTTAAATGCCACATTCCAAACTACATTAGCTGGAGCATTGACTGTTACTGCTTGGATAAAACCTGATGATGGTCAACCATCTGCTACAAAAGTTATTTTTGGAAGTAGTTCTGCATCTGACGAGGATAGATTTTACTTTATGTTGCAATCTACTGGAAAGCTTGGGATATTATATAAATCTAACGGACAAGCTGGCAATATGGAGGATGATTCAACAAGTGCTGTTTTTGCTGATGGGTCAACTGATTGGACACATGTTGCATTAACACTAACTGAAAGTGGCGGG